ATATTTGATGACGACGCCATAGGTCTTGGTAATCATCTCTATCAGGTCTTCGATGTTGATAAGGGTATCGGCGTCATAGTTGAGATTTCCTTCCACAACTGAATGAGACGTTACCTTCAAATACTTGAGGTTCTGCTTGTCATCGCTGTTGTTAATGAAAGCCTTCTTGATGACTGAGGCCAAGAGCTCACAGACATTTCCGCTAAAACTAGTGATGGGAACCTTGATGTTGAAGATCTCCTTGAAATCGTTTAATTGAACCTTAGAGGTCTTATCGTCATTGAGCGTTATCGATTGGACTATCCCGATATATGAAAGGTTTTCTTTCTTCATGACGGCGATGTCGCCAATGCCCGCCTTTATTTCTTCTTTATTAACTTTAAAGTTCGATTTTTGCTTGACGACGCTATCGAGGATTATCTCGAATTCGTTAGAAACATAGGCGTTGTCTTTATATTTGAGCGTAGTTCTATCTAAAAATATAAGTTTCATATCTAATTACCTAAATATCCTTCCACCATAGTGATTGAGCACTTTGGATTTGATTGCGTGTTCGGAACAAACGTCAATGTGTATGTCCCGTGGTCTAAGAAAATAAAATTATCTTTTGAAAAGTCTTGGTATTCGTAGGCGTCTATCACGCTTCCCTTTTCCTCTATCGTTATGGATTGACGAGTAGGAAAGGCATCGACCGTTATCTTACAGTCGGTGGACTCGTAATAGATCTTTAATCTAGATACCTCTTCATCTCCTTTATTAACGATTATCTCAGGATTGGAGACATTGCCTTCAATCGTTATCTTAAGAGGCGCTTTCGCATAGCCGTTGTTGGTAAGCTCCATCTTCCCCTTGCTTGATTTGGAGTAGGTATAAGAGTATTTGAAAGGATAGATCTTCCCGGTTTTGGCCACGTTTATGATGACTTCGCTTATGACATCCTTATACCAATAGGAGAGTCTTTTTAGTTTAAGTTCTGATGTCAAAGTACCAGCGCTTATCTCGGTTTTAGAAAGGCTTTCGACCTCCACGTAGGTATACTTGGTCTCATCGCTCGTGTAATAAAGAAGTAGCTCTTTAGAACCTTCCAAAAACGACAAAAACCCTTTAAAACCTCGATATTTTTCAAGAAACGCAAGATTAAAGACGATGTCTTGGGTCGGTATCTCCTCATCGATTTTCTTGTAGATGTTGTCGTAATTGAAATAAGTATTGGTCTTTGTAAAGCCTAAGCCTTGGATGGATGAAACAAGGACCTTCGAAGAATAATCGAAAGCGAACTTCTCCCCTTTGTCGTTAAGTAAATAAAACTTCCTCATAGATAGCTTCCTCCCAGTGCCTCGTTTATCGAATCGACGTCGAACTCGCTTGAGCTCGTATTGATGGTGACGTTGTTCGTGGTCTGGTTGTTGACGGTGCTTTGGCTGCTTTCGTTGCTGCTTCCGCCTAGGAAGGTATCGCTGAACCAATCGATAGCGCCGTTAACGATGTCCATGAGCCACCCTACCGTATGGTCCAAGATCCACTTGATGGCCTCGATGATGGCGTTAAGAATCGTGAATATCGGCTCCAAAAGCGCATATAGGACCTTCAAGACCGGAGCGATCACCGACTTTATGAGGTTCGCCAGTATGGTTATCAAAGGCATGAAGGCACTTAGTATCTGGCCTATCACCTGAAGAACTGCCGAAATAGGCATGAGCAAAGCATCCAAGATAGGTGTAAGCAAGTTGATGACGACCTGCAAGACTTCCATCACCATCTCGATGATCGGCATAAGAGCGTCGCTTATGACCTCCATGATCTCGAATATCGGCTCGAGAAGCTGAATCAAGAGTTCACCGATTTCTGCGATTATCTCCTTGAACTGCTCACTCTGGGTAAGAGCCATAACCAAAATAGCGATAAGAGCGCCTATTCCTAGTGTCGCAGCGCTTATACCAGCACCGGCAAAGAAACCGCTAGTACCTGTTGCGGTAAGCGAAGCGGATAAACCTCTGACGATTGGGATGACTGTCGTGATTATCTTTATCGCCGGACCTATTGCCGCCACCAATCCCAAAACAACGAGGATGCTCTTCTTGGTCGTGTCGTTCATGTTGGCGAGCTTGTTCGCCCATTCGCTGATTTTAGGAATAATGGAGTCTTTAAGAGTAGTCAAGAACTCAGTCATGATAGGAAGCAAGATCTGGGCAAGTTCCACTCCCAAGGTCTGAAGCTGTTGTTTGACTTTGTCTAATTCATCATTGAACTTAGCACTAGACTCCACTTCCTCTTCGGTGATAAGCCCCAGTTCTTCGCATTCGTTTTTGAAGTTATCAACTTCGCTAGACGATGCGCTTAAAAGCTGCTGAAGGTCGGTCCCTATCTTCTCGCCGAATATTTCGTTGGCTAGCCCTACCCTCAAGGTTTCATCTTCCACACCAGCTAGAGCGTTCCTAATTTTCTCGAACGCTGCATCAGCGCTTAGTCCATTAAGTGATTCATAGGAAATACCAAGAGTATCCAACGCAGTTACGCATCCAGGTATGTTGCCTTTGGAGATCTCACCCAAGATGTTGTTGGTCTTGGTGAGGGCCTTTAGCATTACGTCGTTTTCAACCGCGAAGACCTTAGCGACGTAGTTCCATTTTTGAAGCGATTCGACCGACACGCCTATCTTGCTTGCGGTATCGCCGAGTTCATCAGCGGTCGCCGCGCTTTTTACGCTTAAAGCAGTAAGAGCGGATACAGCACCCAAAATCGGAGCGGTCACATATTTAGTAAGACTAGGGCCTACTTTGCTTAGCTTGGATAAATCGATACCGCTTAGACTTTCAATCTTCTCATCGGTTTCTTTAATTTGTTTATTAAGTTTTGCGACATCAGCTTCAGCGTATTGGACGTTGCGTCTAAGCTGGTTGAATTCCTTTTCGGATATCTCTCCTAACTCAAGAGCGGTCTTGGCTTTTTCTAATTGTTCCTTTAGGTTCTCAAGTTTCTTCTTGGTATCTTCAAGGATGCCGTTTAACGCTTCCTGCTTCTTCTTCCATAAGTCGAGATTACTTGAATCATAGCGAAGGGAGGCGTTGATGGCTTTAAGATCCTTTTGCTGCTCTTTTAAGTTAGCCTTTATGTTATTTAGTTCGTTTTGAAGGTCCTTCCCATCAAGCGTGAGTTTGATGTTTAGACCCCTTACAGTTTCAGCCATTGTTTACCTCCTTTCGTCACATGAAAAACCTATCGATGTCGGACTGCGTGGCGCTTCTACTATCACTTCCCTTATAGAGCTCTTTTTCTATCTCTATGAGCTCGATATAAGTCGAAATATCAAAGTGCTTGCTATCTTCAATCGATAGATTAAGTTTTCCCAAATTGAATATGATGTTCGCGCTGAAGCTATGCTTGTTAACGAAACGTCTCCTCTTTCTTTTCACCTGCCTTCGTATCAGTCTTTAGCAAATCGACGATGGCGCTGGAAAGTCTGTTCAGAGTTGTTTCGTCGCTTAGCACGGAAAGGTCGAATTTATCCAAAAAGCCTGCAAAAGTCTCATTTTCCTTAGGATTTGAAAGTACAAATACAATCCTGAATATTACTTCGAGGACTTCCGTGATGTTTTCTTCCTTGGTGTTTTCTAGCTTCTTGATGTCATTAAATAGCTCACTTCCAAAGCGGTTTTTATAGTTGATAAGAGAATACAAAGAGCTTCTTAAGATGAGCGTCTTGTTTCCGATTGTTACTTCTTTTTCCATATGTTATTCCTCGATAGTTGGTAGAGTTACAGCATCGAAAAAGGTGTCGTAGTTGGTGTCGCCTTTTGATGCAATGACCCTTATTACTTCCTTGTCGTTGATCTCGATCGGCCTAGCGGTGATCGTAAGAGATACGCTATTTGCTTCAATCGAGTCGGCTTTGGATTTAGTGGCCTGACCAACAGGCGTAGCCGTGCAAAGGAAGTACCAGACCCTACGTGCCTTGGTGTCCCCCTGTATCTCATAGCCCAAAGCAAAGGTCTTGACCTCGGCATTTGTAACTTCGATGAGGTTCTTGTTCTTGTCCTCGATGTAACCGAAGATGTCCTTCTTGAATTCATCGCTTAGTTCGGTGAGTTTAAGCGTGATCGTCTGCCCTGAATTGGAGACCAAGGTATGAAGAATCTTGTCGTCGGCATAGACTTGGCTGGTCCCGCCTACGAGCTCGCTAGAAAACTCCTGTGCACCTATCAGTTCCTTAGGCGCATCAAAGCTCCAGTTGTCCTCGGTGAAGGTAGCAAGAGCATAATGGACGTTTCTAAGTCCAAAAGTAATCTTATTTGACATTTATCGTTTCCTCCGTTCTTATTTCGTAAATGA